TCAAACAACTCACCCATCACCTCATCCGGAATATGCTTCGCTGGAAGCGTCATATCCGGATCAGCACGCTCCGCCACTAGATCCTTCATAAGCCGGTCGAACTTGCCGAACGTAATCACACGATCAGCGCCATTCGTTAGACCAGCCTTCGCCTTCTGCAATCGCTCCATCACATCGATCGGCTTAGATGCCTCGGAAAAGTTGCGCAGGTATTGGCCGAACCCTGGCGCGGCCTCCTCAATCACCCCATCAAGCGTGCGCTGCAACTGCTTAAGGTTGGCCGTAGCACGCACCGCCATCGGATTATCGCGCGCGGCCTCCTTCGACAGCAGATCACCAAGGTGTTTGCGCACGCCATAGAGTTGTTCGGGATCAGTAAGCAGATTGCCGTTGGCATCATACAATTCTTTGACGACGCTATCGATGGCATTGCGGACCACGGGGCGCCGGCCATCCGGCGATGCTTTAATCTGATTCGCTACATCCAACAGCGGCGAAGCATCTGCATCGCGCTTGTTGCGCCACGTCTCTGCCAAGTCCTTCTCAGCCTGCGCCGCCCGTTCGCGATCCATACGCTCCACAATCGTCGGCGTGCCGGCGCGGGTATCGTAAAAGTCGTGGTAGAGTTCGTTGTCAGCCTTCTCTTTATCAGTGAATCCCTCACGGAACTCCTGCCGCAATCCCTTGGACTCACGCGATACACTGGGCGCCAATTCTATCTCTGCCTTGGTCGGTTTCACACCAGGCACATACTCACGAGCATCCCCAGGTTGAGGTGTTGTCATCAGCCGCTGCTGCTCGCCCGTCGAGCGAGACGCCAGCGCCTCGGCTGGTGTCATAGGCGGCGGGTTCACCGATGCAGCAGCACCAACTGACCCGCGCTCGGGCGCCACACCAGGGGCGCTGGGAACTGAACGTGCCGGCGCCGCATCGTCCACGCGCCTGACGGCGCCGGTAAGGCGATCCAGCGACGTTGTGCCAGGTAGGGCGACACCGCCGCCCGGATACTCTCCGATAAAACGTGGCCCAGGCTTGGGCGCCTCTGGCAGCCCTGGATGCATCGAGCCTGGCATCATGAGTGCTGGCGCTAACTGGTTCAGCATAAACAAGTCACGCCCCAGCGCGGGGCCTCCGATAGCGGCGCCGCCTTCATAGGCAGCTTGACCGGCACCCGCTCCAACCGCACCCATCGCACGGAATGGCAGATTGCCGGCTTCAACCAACGGATTAATCAGGAAATGCCCGAGCAGCGTTTTCTCATTCTCGGCGCGAGCCTCGGGCGTCTGCATCGTCCCGCCGCGCCACCCCTCTGCCGCTGCCTGCCCGACCCGCCCAACCGTATTGATGGCCGGCTGCCAGGCCGAACCGGTTTGCGCAACCCGGCCGGAAATCTCTGCTGGGGTGCCTTGAGCCTGACCGGGAACATCCGCTGTCGCGGCGAGATCAGGCCCGGATGGCGGTGGTTGCGCTGCGATCTGCTTCTGCGCCTGTGCGATCGCGTCCTGTTCGGTCGTGCCGTCCGGCCCCTCGACCTGATACCGCGTGCCGTCCGGGCCGGTGACCTCAAAGCGCGCCATCAGTCGATCCTCTTAACGGTCCAGCCGCCAGCAGATGATGGCACGGCGCGTGGTGGCAACTTGTATTGCGACCCGGCTTCCCGCGCCCTGGCGGCCATTTCAATCTCTCGCGCCTTGCGCTTCTGCTCGACAACGGCCGAACCCTCGCCAGGCTGCGGGAAAAACGTCCTGCGGTCCCGTTCGAATTCAGCAGTGCCAATCGTCGCGCCGCTTTCATCGCGCAGCTTGGCCATAATCCAACTGTCTTGCGCCTGCCTCATGCTTTCGTAAGCAGGAGAATTGATCGAGTATCCTATATAGTCTCCCACGTTCTGCTTGGCTCGTTCTGCCCAGTTCTGTGCTTGGCTATGCAGCGGCGCCATGATGTCCTCGGCCGCAAACATCCGATCAGAAAACCGCCCTGCCTTCCCCTGCCCTTCGGTCAGAGGGGCCGGCGGCTTAACCAGTGGCGCAGGCTTCTGCCCCGGCGTCCACGTTGACGCATTCGGGTCTGGCGCCGCCGTATCTCCACCGCCTTCTGAGTTCGCGCCCTGCGCAGGCAGTGACGAGCCGCTCTTGCTGGGTGGCCGGTAGTCTGGCGGCGGCAGGTAGGACGGGATCGAGCCTGGCGCCGTTACGAAGATCGTCTTGCCAGGCTCGCCGGATGGATCAGGCACCGGCACCAATTGGCCCTTGGTCAAATCCTGGTAGTTCAGCTCGTATGTCTGGCGCTCTGCGTCCGTCGCTGTGCCGGCGATGATCTTCGGACCGATCTCCAGCACGACCGCTCGGGCGGAATTGCCACCAGCAGCGTCCAACCGGGCCTGACGTTCAGCAACACGCGCTTTCTCGGTCGCCTCCGCCGCCGCCCTCTGCTCGGCCGTTGATGCGTTCCTCTGCGCCAGTTGCGACTGTATCTCCGCTAATTCCGCAGCACGCCGCTGGAGCATGTCAGCCTGTGCATTGCGTCCGTGCTGGTACAGCTTCTCCTCGGCTGCCACGTTGGCTGTGCGTCGCCTGTCGATCTCACCCTGCAGCAGTGTCGCGCCGTTCGGATTGCCGACCAGCGCCGCCTTGAAGCGCGCCAGGTCCTCGCGGTCCTGCGGCCTCAGTTGATCAGCATCGAGGTTCAGGGTTGGCGCAGCGGGAGTTGCTGCTGGCGCGGCTACAGGAGCCGCTGGAGACGCCGCCGTCGTGCCCGCTGTCCCTGGCGCGGCAACCGGCGCAACGGCCCCTGGAGGCACCCCTGGCCCCGCCACATCGACGCCGCCAGTGCGCGCAGCCACCCCACCGCCCGCCCCAGGCGCCCCTGGGCCACCTACAGGGCCGAGGCGGCTATACTGGCGCTTCAGGTCGCCCACCGTCATCCGGCCATACTGCGGGTTCTGCGCGATCGTCTCCGGGATCACCTGCGACAGCGGCGTGTTGTCCGGCGCGGTCAGCACCTTGGCGGCACCTCCGGCACCGAGCGCATGGGATATTCCGAGATTAGCCGGCGTCGGCTCGATGTTCCGCGCCGTCAGCGCCTTGGCGTTCTCGCCAGCATACCAATTGGCTGCCTGGGTAGAGAGTTCCGGATTGCTGCGTGCCGCCAAGATTTGCTCCGGCGACATGCCCTTGAACAGGTCGGGGTTGGCCTTGGCAAATTCGTTCCACGTCGAGGCGATGAACTGGTGCGCTCCAGCAGGACCGCCGCGCGCTACCGGCCAGCGTGGGTTCTCCGGAGGCATGGCGTTGCCACCGCCCTCGAACCCGGCAATGCCACCAGCGAACGTCGCGCCGCTGCCTGGCGCCACGGCAGGAGCCGCACCAGTCGGTGCCGTTGAGGCACCAGGACCAGGGGCCTGGCCGGTAGGATAGATGGCATCCAGTGCCCTCTGGCTCTGTCCCATCGCATACTGCTTCTCGCTCGACGTGCCCATCGCCGCGATGCGCTCAAGCGCAGCCCGGCCAGGAAACACCGAGGGCGCGTTCTTGGCGAAGCCATACCGCTGCAGCTCCGCAACCGTGCTGGGATACTGCTCCGCCATCTTGGCCTCGTCGCCGAGAGCTAGCAGCGACTGCGAACCACGCGCCAGCATCTCGATCTCGGTCCCGCCGATCTCCTGCTGCGCCCGCTGCACGAACAGCTCGTTCCGCTGCGGCGCGTATTGGTTCTGGATCTGCTGCGCGTTGTCCTGCAACAGTTGGTTGACCGGGTAGAAGCTCGATGTCTGTGCTCCGCTCATTGGAATGGCCCATAAGCACCAGGCCCGGCCGCCGCGAACGCACCCTGTTGATAGAGCGCATTGTTCGACACAGTCGATGGGCTAACTCCACCGCCTAGCCAGTCCTGAAAACCCTTATTGTTGAGCAGCATGTTGGCGGTGCCACCGAGCGCAGATGCGGTGTTGCCGTAGATAGAGTTCTGGGCATTGGCCCCGCCCGTCTCGACGCCGGCCGCCTGCGCCACAGGAGCGCCCGCTGCAGCACTCTCACCGAGCGTCGATAATCCGTGAAGCCTGGTGTAGTACTGCCCGAAATCCGTATCGGCCAATCCCTGCCCGAACGTCTGCTCGGCCTTCAGCGTAGCACCTGAACGCAACATCCCCTTAGCCGCTGCTCCTGCGTCAACCGCCCGCAGTCCCTCGTCCATCTGCCAGGCATAGCCGGGTGATTGCTGATACTGCAGCATAGCCGCATCGGCTGCCGGCTGACCGTTCAACCCGAGCAAGTCCTGCTGCGCCTGGATCGAGCCTAGCCCTGCCTCACGATACGGCCCGAGGTCATTGCGCTGCTGCTCGAACTGCGCCCGCGCTGCCGCCTGGCCCTTCGCAGCCGTGTTCGACTGCATGATGCCGCCGGCAATGCCGGACGCCGCAGACACCCCAGCGCCGATTGCCGCAATCCCTGCCGCACCGATGCCCATCTAAGCCTCCAGACGATAAAGTTGTCCGAACTCGGTCGCGCCGAGCCGACGATACACGGCGCCCAGCGTTGGCCCTGAACCGACCACACCAGCCCGCATGATGATCTGCTGCACGCCACGCTCACGCAGCGCATCGTTGGCGCGCATCAGCAGTCGCACGCCCAACCCGCGCACCTCGGGTGCCGTGTAGAACATCGTGTGGTGCCCTTCCCTGATGTCCGGCCCGTCAAGCGATGGCGCGACAATCGACACCAGATACCCGAAGCAACGTCCGTTGGACCGCGCCGTCATAACCTGCAGAGCGCCGATATCGTCCAACCCCTGGAACAGCGGCACATTGAAATCCAGCCCCGCCTTACGTCCGACCAGTGCAGCGTGATCCGTAATCAGCGTCTCAGCATCGCGCACGAAGTCGGCGAACGGTTCCACGTGAAACGTCATGCCGTCGAACTCGCGCTCGGTCGGCCGCATGTCGGCGCGTATCCGGTGCGCGGCCAGCCCGGCTAGTTTCTTCAGTTGCGGTGCGTGCGCATGGTAGTAGCGGATGGTCAGGCCGAGATTGTCCTGGATGTTCACGCCATCCAGCATCGCGTGCCAGCGGGCATCGAACGGATACGGCAGGCAGTGCTGCCACAGGCGACGGCATCCGTCCTCGGTCGCCAGATCCTCGAACCGCACCGAGAGCACGTCCGGCAGCCGTCGTTCGATCTGATCCAGCTTGCGGTCGATCCGCATCATCGCCGCCGTCGTCACGTCGGTATCGAACGCCCCTGGTGCGACCGCCTGGAGGCTCGCCACAACGTCCGCGACAGGCCGTCGCACTGTCGCCACCCTGACATCGCCGAACCGCCCCAGCATACGCCAGAAGGGCGCGGCAGCCGTCTCAACCGTCCCGGTGCAGGGCTGGCCTATCCACGACGCGATATCGTCTAGCGATCGGCAGTGCTTGATCTCATCATGGCCACATTGCCAGTCGCCGTATGTCAGGAACCTGGCAGTCCACGCGGTGCGCGACCGAGGCAGCGCGAAGATAATGAACGTCACCGCATCCTACGCGCCGATATCACGCCGCTCGCCGCCACCGACCCCGAACTGAACCCGGCCAGGGCACTGAGCGTCACCACCGTGCCGACACTGACATTGCGCCGCACCGGAGCCGCAGCCAGCCGCCAGGTGCCGCTGCCGGTCGGGATCGTCGCCACCATCTCGTTGGTCAGCACGCCGTCGATGCCCACGCCGTAGCGCGTCGATGCCGCTGCGGTAATGGCAAACGTCACGCCGCCGCTCACATCCCAGTCTCCTGGCGTCAGCGTCAGCGTTGCCACCGTCGTCACGGCATTGGCCGGCATGCCCACACTGCCGCTCGCGGTGAGGTATTCACCCACATCGCCGGACTCCGCATCAGAGCCGTCCACCACGCCCTGGTCCAGCACCTGCAGCTTGTCGGCCACCCGCTGCTGATAGTCCGTCCAGGCGTGGCTGAACTGTTGCCCGTCCTTATGCTCCGACAACACCGGATCGTAGAACGGCGGCTCCAGGCTGCGCGGGTTAGCCGGCATCAGTGCGCCCCTGGCTGGATGTCTGCGTCCACGGCATACAGCCTGGTAAGCCCGTGGCTACTGAGCCGAAACGTGCGCTGCCTGAACGAACCCAGCCGCGTGGTGTAAACCCGGTGTCGCAGATCATCCGACGCACCGGACGACATAGTCCGCCCCGCCGCCCACGTCCGGCTGCCATCGTCCGACCACTCCAGCAGCAGGTTGCCAGGCGTGGACGCACCACCGACCTCCATCTCCACCTCGACCCGCGCACAGAACGCCCGTCGCGTCTCGGCCCACAGCGGCGGCAATGTCGCCTGACGCAGCACGGCAACCCCCGCGTCAGTCGCCTGCATGCCGAGCGTATAGAGCTGCCCCGACGACCGATCGCCGTACAGATGCAGCGAGTTGTTCTCCACCGCCGCCGAAGCAGCCCGCCACGGCAGCGTGCCGTCCGTGCTGGTCGATCGCTCGTGCCACACGCCGCCCGTTATGTCGTAAACCAGCGTCCGCTGATCCAGCGTCGTCAGGCAGTAGAACCAATGGCCCCGGTAGGGATGCGTGAGCGCGGTCAGGGCGACCGAGTTGTCACCGATGATCGCCTCGATCGCGTGCGTCGAAACCCGCGTCGCCTTGTAGCCGTTCGAGCCATAGACCACCCCGTCGAGGCCCACCCACCACACGCTCTCCTCGGCGCGACAGACTGCCTGCGGCGAGCCGGTGCCGATATCGATGATGCCACCACTGGCCCGGCGAAACGGAAAGTCGGCATTGCCGCTGTCATACCAGACCTCAAAGCCGGCCTCGCCAACGGTCCAGACCTGACCGCGATGGGTGATCACCCGGCGGATGATGTTCGGCAGCGCGTCGGAGAACGCGAAGTCGAGCGCATCGTACGAAAGCGGATCGAGCACACGGGAGACGAACCACTGCGCCGTGTCGCCGAGCGACGAGAACGCGAAATACCCGTCAACGTATGTCACCGACGTGGCGCCAGGAAAGTCGGGGTCCGTGATCTGGTTCAACGGCTCGCCGGGTAAGTGCTTGCAGGTATAGGCACGCGGCGCGACGCACACGACCGCTGCGGTAGGCCCGGCGGCGATCGTGACAAAGCTGTTCCACGGCGATGTGCCGGCGTCTGCGGTGCCAACGTCCGCCAGCATCTCGACGCTAGGCGCTCCGCCGGTCGGGAACGAAATGCGGTAAAACTTCGTGCCAGACACTAAATACACAACGCCCGGCTGGTCGTCGTTCAACGCCCGTATCGGCCCGGTGCCCACCGACAGGTAGTCCACCAGCCCCGGCGTCGAGACCAGCGCTGCGGTCGTCCGCGCATCGGCCGGCTGCTTCTCAGCCATCAAATTCACGAGGCGCTTAGACACCAACGGCAATGACGGATGCTCGTAGCTCTCCAGCGGAAACGGGATGCGCTTCATCCCCTGCTTCGGAGCCAGCGCCGTCTTCAGTGCGTCGAGCGTGTCGGACATCGGCGCTACACCACGTTGCTGACGACGCTCTTGGCTGTCCCCGTGCCGCCATCGAACGTGCCACCAGTGACATTGCCAGAGCAGACGTTGCCCATCACCACGTAGTGGTCGCTCGCCCCGGTGGCAACATAGATGCCATAATGCTGCCGATTAGGACCGAGCATCAGCCGGTGCCAGCCGCCGGGACCGCAGGTATTGCCGATGAGACGAAACCCGCTGACACCAGGCCCGATCGCGATGCCGTGGCCACCGACACCGGGTGGTGCCGCATAGTCGCCGATGTTGTTGTTGTACACCTGAGTGTTGCTTACTGACAGATTGGTGCCGCCGTTGAACTGGAACCCGTGCGCATAGTTCTGCAGGACGTGCCCGTCTGCCCAGGTGAACCCGTCGAGCCTGCAGCCGACCTCGACATGCACGCCACTTAGCCCAGCCGTTGCGGCCCAGCAGTTATTGCAGACGATGTTGCCGATGATGCCAGTGCCAACGGTGTGGAAATACCAGCCGTCCTGCGTCGAGGTATCCGCCAGGACCATATCGCAGAACACGAACGCGACCATGTCGCCATCTTCCGGCGCCATATGGACGCCGATCGTGCAGAGGATGATGTTGATGGCACTCAGATAGACCCCGGAGCAGTTCTGCAAGAGGAAGCCGCCGCCACACTGTGCGATGTCGCCGTCTCGTGCGGTGAAGCTGACAACCGGAGAGCCGTCGGCACCGATCCAGAAGGCAGAGCC